AAAATCGCTTGACTTGTTATGAAAACAATGGTAGCTTGTATATGTAAGTTAGAGAAAGAGAGAATCATATGACGAAATTTGAGAAAGAAATGTTTACTTGGGATGGTATGTATCTCATGTATAAGGGTGACTTCGATGGTGCCCAGATGATGATGGATGTATGTCCAGACGCCCATCCTTCTTGGGAAGGTAAATTGAAACCAGCATTTGTTGCTCGGTTCAAGTATCGTAAACCCTATAAGACTTGGATGAAATTTCTATGTAAGTATGCTACTGTTGAAGAGTATATGACTCTTGCAAAAGAAACTAGTCCTCTGGATGCAATGCGTAAACTTGGTTATGAAGGAGCTTAGTAATGAGAGTATTTTCAGAAGGTGGGTATGATGCCTACAAAGCAGCACTTGATACTGGTGTGATGAATAATGATATCGCAAATAAGTATGCTAACTATGTGACTAAGAAAACTCGACAGATTACACGCAATCGACTACAGAATTCTTATGTCGATAGTGGACGTAACAAAGTATATCAGTCTGAGTTTGCTACAGAACGTAAGTTTCCAGAAGCTCGAGAAGGTATGTCTCAAAAAGAGATTACCAAATATTTCAACCGAATTGTAAAGTCTAAGACTTATCAATCACTGGTTACAAAAAGTGGTAATACAAATCCACGACTTGAGTTTATGAGAGAAATTCGATACAATGTTCGTACTGCTGGTAATGCAACATGGAGTAGGGTTCGGTTGCAACCTTCATGTGGAATGAACAAGTGGGTTGTGTTGCACGAGTTAGCACATACCGCTGGACATATGAACCATGATATTGGATTTAGACAAACTTTGGTAAAACTGATTTCACGGTTCTTAGGAACTGAAGTTGCAAAAGAATTGAAGAGACAATTTCGTGCTCATAAAGTAAAGATGAGTGTGTCTCAAACAATTAAGTCGCCACTAAAGTGGTTAGAAGATTATGAAAAGATGGCTGTGTTGCGTTCAAAAACAAAACGTGCCATCATAGAAGCGAGGCCGATATGACAGTATATCTAGATATGGACGGCGTGATAGCAGACTTTTTCGATGGGTTTGCAAAAGCGTTTGGTAAAGATCATTGGAAGATGATAGAGGATAAAGAGAAGTCGATTGTTAAGTTACAAGGTACTGACTTCTTCAATACGTTGGAATTGTTTCCTACGTCAGAGGCGTTAGTGAACTTTGTAAAAGATACTGGTGATTGGGGTATCTGTTCCTCACCGTTGCGTGGAGACAGAGACAACTCTGCATACTGGAAAAGAGTGTGGTTAACTCGACATGGGTACATGCCACCCATTGAAAAACTTATCTTTACTGGACAAAAAGAAAGGTATGCAACTGAAAGATTTTCTGGTGTACCAAACATTTTGGTGGATGATAAACCAGACAATATCAGTAGGTGGATAAGTAAGGGTGGTATCGGTATCCTTTATCAGGCTAATGAATGCACTCTTGAATATGTAAAACAGGAAATAGAAAATGCTATTCGCAATATATAGAGATTTCGACCCAGAGGATGATTTTTATGATTGTTCTCTGGGGCTACAAATTCACGATGATGGTGACGTAATCAAGTGGGATTGGAGTATCTATAAAAGAGAACCAGATGCAGACTATACTGCTGACTTGAGAATGTATAAAATGTATAGTGAGGTGCATAGTATAGATGTATCACCATATGAACGTGACAAGTCTAAAATTAAAGATATGTTCAGAAAGTGGGTTCTTCTCGACAGACAAGAGAACAATCAGTTTATTGCAGAACAGGATAAGTTTGATGAATGGCATGAAGGCCCACTTTTTTCAAAATAATGCTTGACTTGTTATCATAACAATGGTATTATATAAGGGTAATGAGAGAGGTGATTCGGTATGTTTGTTTTGATTGAGAATGGAAATGTTATTGCTGAGGAAGAATGCTACGGCAATGCGTGTGAACATCAGATGGTGTTGAACGAATGTGAACGTGATGTTATCGTCATGGACGAAAACGAATTTTGGATGCAACAGGCAGAGATTGCTGAAATGCAAGCTGCACATGAGAATGGAGTTAAATTATGGTAGATCCTATTACTAAATTACAGGAAGAATGGTATTTCTTTTCGGATATGCTAAAAAGTCTAGAAAAGAAGAAAGAGAAAACGCCTGGAAATGGTTTTGCAATAATGAAGTGCAAAGAAAAACTTAAAGAGTTGGATGCAATCTTTGATAAGATTGACTATGCAGCACAAATAACTTATGATTGAGGGAGAATGAATATGTGGAATATAATTGGTGCATTATTGACTATTGGTGGTATTATGGCAGTCGCTGGTTCAGCAAATGACTGTGATGGTGCTTGTATAGAGTATGCAAATACTTTTGGTGAAATGTTAATAGTTATGTTTTTTGGGTTGACAGCAATGATTATTGGTGGTATAATATTATATAATGAAAATAAATAAGGAGAGAGAGTATGTTAGTAGTTGATTATGAATGCAGTGAAGCTGTAAATATGAATATGAGTTCTTATAAGGGTGTTATTAAAACAACCTATGACAAACTTGTAGAGATTTTTGGTAAACCTACCTACACCGATTCAGACCCCTATGAAAAGGTAAATGCTGAATGGAGTGTCGAGGCTGATACTGGTGAGGATTTTGTAAAGTTCTCAATCTACAATTGGAAAACTGGTTATATTCCAACTGATGAATATGACTGGCATATCGGTGGATTTGATTCTAATGCAGTTGATGCCGCATATGAGTTAATCAATGCAAGTTGATTATGAAAGATTGATTGATAACGCCAACACGGCGTATCAACGATGTGTAGAGTCTGGTTCTGAGTGGGGCCAGAACTATTGGAAAGGAGTTATTAGTGCGTTACTTAAAAAATCAAAAACGCATTAGTGACTTAGCAGAAGATTATGGTGAGTCTATAGATAATCTATCTATGGACGTTTTGATGGAGGCGATATATAATGAAGGGTATGCACCTACTACCAATCTATTACACGACAAACAAACTGAGCACCAAGAAGAAGAAACGTAAGGTATCTGCAAAGATGCAAAAGTCTCTTGACGAGCATGAAAAGTTTCTGAAGAAAATGGGGTATCAGCCAAAAGAAAATCGAGTAGACGTACCGATTTACGAACTACCTGATTATTCATCTGACCGTCCTAGTTTGCCGACTAGTGACGTTATTGCAGGGCCAAGCATAAAGAGAAAAGTTCCTCATTATGGTGGCAATGTTGTTATAGGACAAGCATACAATAAGGGTGGATTGCAAGTCTTATCTACACAAGAAGTAAAAGATCCAATGACAGGAAAACGAAGATGAGTCAAAATTATTGCACTACAAGAGGACTTGGTTGGGCATTCCTAATCATATCTATTTTTATAGTTGTTTTTCCTATATTAGCTTTGATGATGTTGGTTGGACTAGATGACTACGCTAGATATTGTAATCTAAATATCATGCCGTGTTTCACTAGGACAATAGACTTTCTAAGTTCAACTCTAGGGTGATTATATGACACCTAGAGAGTCAGCAGAGGAAGAAGCAGAAAGAACATTCAATGCATTCGTAACATACAGCAAACGTGGAGTTGTGTGGATATGCGTTGGATTACTTGTTGTAGTATTTGCCTGCAACAATGGAGTCGAAACCGGCTCAGATGCCACAGGAAGTGGTTACAATGGAGAACAGTACAATCCATATAATCTAAATGTAAAGGATAACAAATGAGAAGATTATTAACAACGACAAGTCTTATCCTAGCACTGGCTACACCAGCACTGGCAGAGGATACATCCATCTCAATGTTGAATAAACGTGATGATGGTGCAAAGATGGTATACAGTGAAGATATCGCACGAATTGAAGTTGGTGATACGATTACTTGGACACCAGATTCAAAAGGACATAACGTAGAATTTATTGCAGGCCCAGACGGTTGGGAATCGCCTGCTAAATCAAAACTTGGTAAAGAGTTTTCTTACACATTCGATACAGCGGGCGTGTATTTGTATCAGTGTACACCACACAAAACTATGGGTATGATTGCTATGGTTATTGTTGGGGATGATATGTCTAATCTAGATGATATCAAATCAATGAAAATGCGTGGTAAGTCCAAAAGGAAGATGAAAGAAATACTAGAGGATTTGTAAGATGAAACTTTTAGACAAAATACCAGAGTTCTGTATGAGTCACTGGTTGTTGCGTATACCACTTGCAATAGTCTTTATTCAACAAGGACTAAGTAAATTTCCAGTGACACTAGATGGTGCAGAGTCATTTGACTTGCCGTACATCGTCTGGTGGTTTGCTGCTTATGGTGAACTACTTTCTGGTATCGGACTACTAGTAGCTGGTATAGGATCATGGGTTGCATGGGGATATGAAGAGTATGCCGATTTATTGACACGATTTTGTGGTATTACTATTTGTAGTATTATGACAGGTGTTATTTGGGTTGGACAACCAGAAAGTCTTTGGGATGTAATTCTATATGACAATCTACATGTATTCCTATGGGTAGGTGGATTATTCTTTGCACTAAGAGGGAATAAAACCTGATGCATATCAAACCAGTGGACTATAGAGTTGCAACTCTGTTTGTACAGGAAAGACACTATAGTCCAGTGATGCCGAAACTCACTAAACACTATCTAGGAGCCTACCAAGGAGAAGAATTGGTAGGCATCCTTACTTTGGGTTGGGGAACAAATCCAATGGGTACAAT